AAGGGAAGGGTCGCATCTACCTTCACAAGTTCTACCGTGGCGACGAAGACCCTCACGTTCACGATCATCCGTGGCCCTTTACGAGCCTGATCCTGACCCGTGGGTACTGGGAAGAGACTCCGTGGTCCTCTAATCACACCACTGATTACATCCCAACATTCGGAGATGACGGTGAATGGAGAAGCCGTAAGTTCTACCCGCGCTTCTCGATCCTGCGTCGTCCGGCCACCTGGAAGCACCGCGTCATCCTTAAGGACACGACGCCGGTGTGGACATTTGTCAGGACGGGCGTCAAGGAGCGCAGTTGGGGCTTCTGGATCAAGGACAAGCTCTGCCCGTGGCGCAACTACAACAACGGTGTCTGCTGGTGCGAGGATGCCCCTAAACCGAAGGAGGGAATGCAATCGTGAAGACCATCTATAAGTACCCGTTGAGGAACTACCTTGGGCCGCAGAAGATCATGTTACCGGCCTGTGCTATCTTCCGGCACTTTCAGGAACAGGACGGCGTACTCACCGCTTGGTTCGAGGTGAGCACAGACGCTTCCGAGGTCGAGCGTACCTATCAAATTCTTGGCACGGGGCGAATGATTCCTGAGAATGCGATGTGGCAAGGTACGTGCCAGCAAGGGCCGTATATGTGGCACCTGTATTGGTTGCACGAGGGATAACGATGGAAAAACTAAAACCATGTCCGTTCTGTGGTGGAGAGCCAGAGGTTCAGCAGCAAGGCACCGCTAGGCAGTCTCACATCATTGGCTGTACTGACTGCGGTTGCCTGCTTGAATCGAATGAGGTCTGGAACGCCGGTAGTAGTTGGAACCGCAGGTCCTTTGACATCTCAATCGTCACCCTCATTGAGGAAACCCTGGCCTGCATATCAGGGATGAGTCATTCGGATTGCTTGAGGGAGATACAGAAACGATTGGAGAGTAAATGAACAGCATGAACGTAAGTCAAAATGGTCTGAAACTAACCGAGTCATTCGAGGGCCTACGCCTCACCGCTTATGAGGATATAGGCGGTGTCCTGACCATCGGATATGGTCACACAGGCAGGGATGTGTATCAGGGGCAGGTTATCACGCAGGAACAGGCCGAGGGCCTTCTTGCTCTCGACACGCACATGGCGGTAGCTGCGGTCAATCGTCTGGTCACCGTGCCTCTCAACCAGAACCAGTTCGATGCGTTGGTGGACTTCGCCTTCAACCTGGGTGCGGGCGCACTGGCAGAATCACGCTTACTCCGCTATGTGAATGCCGGTCAGTTCAGTCGCGCTGCGGGACAGTTTCCTCTATGGGATCACGTCAATGGCGCGGTGACGGAAGGTCTGTACCGGAGACGGATTGCAGAGCAGGCTTTGTTCAACACGCCTGCATAATAGAGGAGGGACTATGACAGCGAAAGAGAAGACGTGTTCTTGTGGTCATCCGAAGGCTTTCCACTACGAGGATATACGCGGGAAGCAATGCTCATACGGGGATCACACTATTTGTCCCTGCAACGGATTCAACGCTGCCTTACCCTCGCCATTACTCGAAAGTAAGTAAGAGTGTAAGTAACCAAGTAAAGGAGGCAACATGGATAACAACGGCGTATCAATACGTTTCGACGATGGCACCAACGAGTTCGTTACGAGCTTGTCGGTCAAAGGTGTAGGGGACTTTGAGGGTTCCGGCCCTGAACTGTCAGATGCACTTGTGTCTCTGGCAGAGCAGTTAGCAAGCGCGGGAGTGTAGCAACAGCAGTAACGGTAGTAGCAGACCTTCGGGTCTCGTAAGTGGAGAAGCATCAGTGACGTTCAATGAATACCAAGTAGCAGCACGAGACACAGCATCCTACCCAGACAAGGGATACAACCTGATCTACCCGGCTCTTGGACTGGCCGGTGAGTCTGGTGAGGTTGTAGATAAGATCAAGAAGATGTGGCGCAACCGTGGGATCACCGCAGGAGACAGCGTAAACGCCGAGGAGCACATTGCGCTCGTCAAGGAACTCGGGGACGTGATGTGGTACGTCGCTGCCCTGGCATCCGAACTCAGGGTCTCGATGGAGTACATCGCAGAGACGAACATCACCAAGCTCCGCGACCGGCAGGCTCGGGGAGTCATCAAGTCTGAGGGTGACAACCGCTAATCCGACCGACAGCTTAAACTAAAAGAAGCCCCACTCGCTGTTTTGAGTGGGGCTTTCCTGTTTCTACTATTTAGCTATCCGGAACTACGATCCGCACGTCCCGCCTTTGGTTAGATCGCAGATATCCATTGCTTCGACGAATATCTCCCCAACGTGTTTGACCGCCGTAGCATAGCGCACAGGTGTCAACGGCTGACCGCCTCTGGCACCATCCGGGTAGCAGGTGATACCGCGCAGGTCCGGCAGGTACTTGATGAGCATTTTGCCGAAGTCCTGCACCTTGCTCTCGTTGTTCATCTCCGATCCCCACGCTGGCAGATTCAGGGTCGAGCTGATCGCATGGTCTACATACTTCTGGAGCCACGCTTGGAACGCTACACGCCGCTCTGGGTTCTCGGCCAGGGTGTATGCATCCTCAATGCTGTCCGGCGACACACCCGAGTCTATAAGCCGCTTGGCGGTCGGATCGAGGACGTACTGATAATGCCACACGCTTCCTTTGAGGTAGCGCCGCTTGTATGCCACACAGAAGACGGGTTCCACGCCGGTAGTAGTCTCTGCCAGGATGCCGATAGTGCCAGTAGGGGCGATGGCGCGGGTCTTGACTGGCCGGGAGATTCCCCACTGGTCGGCCTTCGCTGCTGCCAGTTCCGTGCTCGTAGCATAGATGTCCAGGTAGGTTGCCAATTCATCACTACCGCCGTACTTGAGGTTGCGCTTCAACATCCACTCATGCAGTCCCATAAGTCCAAGGCCGAGCCTGCGGTTCTTGGTACGCACCTCCGCTACCTTCTGGAACGGAACGTCACTGTACTCTGTCCCTGCCAGCAGGAAGTAGGTTCCCACCTCGACCGCTTGCTGCATCTCCTCAAGCGAGTTGATCTGCGCCATGTTGATGCTGCCAAGGTTGCAGATATCCGAGTCGTCACGGCTGGTAACTTCGGTACAAGCGTTCCGTAGTGTCTCACCCGCGTTCTCTCCGCAGTCTACCGAGAACCCCGGCTCCGCTGTTGAGAGCATCTGACGAACGACGGCCCAGTATACGGAATGGGCATGGGAGTGTAGTTTGTGTTTGTCGTTGTGGTACGCCTTGAAGAACTCATCATCCAGTTGCACGGAGATGTTGGTACCGTCCATCGTGGCGGGGAAGTTAAAGTCCTTCTCCTTCATGGCCCGAACTTCGGGTGACCAGTTCTTCATTTGAATGAACTTGTGAACGTCAGGGTGTGCCCAGTTCAGACCTGCCCAGATCGCTGACCGGCGAGAGCCGCCCTGCATGATCCCACGGCCACATTCATTGGTCATCTGCATCAACGCGATAGGTCCCGTGGCGAACCCACCTGTGCGTCTGATGACCGCTCCCTCTTCACGGACGAGGCTGTAGTCGATCCCGATACCTGCCCCCGTCATAAGAGCCATCGCACACTTCTGGAGATGCTCTGCCCATCCTTCTCGGCTATCCTCTACTCGCATGAGGAGACAGTTCTGTACCTGGTGGAACGGCCTGCCCGAGGCGTATAGATACCGGCCACCGGGGATAAACTTACGTTCTGTAATAAGTTTTGCTGTTAGTTCGATCTGCTGCTTCGATGCGTTGACTGTCTTGAGTACATTCTTGGCTACGCGGTAGGCGATCTCAGGCCATGTCTCTTGTGACCCGTCTATTTTGGTGTGTGCGTACTTCTGGCCGATGATCGTCTGTGCAAAGACGGACATTCCATTGCTGCTATAACTCACTTACTTCTCCTGGGTGCTGCTAGGTGCTACGGGTGTTGCTAGAAGTGCAGTACCAACGCAGTAACGATGCCACCACCGACCGCGAGTCCCTTCAGAAACCAACCCAGCTTGCCTTTCCGAGCGGTAGCCTTGGCGGATGTGATCTCCGTTTTGCAAGCCTTGTCTTTATCGGTGATCGTCAGGTTGAGTCCTGTCACCTGTTGGTTGAGTCCACCTATCAGGTCGTCCGCGCTGCCCAACTCCGTCTGCCGGTTGTCGGCCACGGCGGTCTCGTCTTTGAGGTTCTGCTGTAACACAGGAACCTGCTCAAGTTGAACCACGGTTGCCCGCGCCGCTTCCGGAGTTACCGTGATGCCGCTGTTTGTTGCTGTGAGGTCTCCAGGTGACAACGGTACGAGAGATGCCCACCGGTTACCTAGATCGGGCATGGGGAGCGTTCTATCCGTCGCCTGTTGCTGTTGAAGCACCACCGTGCGGTTCTGCATAGCGGTTGCCAGTTGTGCGTTCTCTTGTGAAAGGGTTGTGATGAGCGCCTGATACTGAGCGGTCGACTGCTTTACCTGGTCGGCCAGTTGTCTATCCTGCGCCTGTTGCTGTGTGAGTATCTGTTGTGCGGCTACGGCCTTTGCCTGGTCGTTCGC